GTAAGTGTTGATACTCAGAAATGGGTGAAATCTGCGACAGTCAGAGCGATTAAAACAATGGCTCAGACTGCAGTTTCTGTAATCGCAGTTGGAAGCACGGTGGCAAATGTTGATTGGAAACTGGCAGCATCTTCCGCAGTAGTAGCCGGAGTTGTAAGTATTCTGACATCAGTTGCAGGACTTCCGGAAGTAAAGTGTGAGGAATAGAATAAATAAGAATGTAAAGTACACGGAAAGCGAGGATAAAGACTATGAATAAGATAAAAGCAGTAACAGTACACGGAGGTCATAATCCACAGGGTAAAATAGCTTGTGGGGCATCTGACTATATTGACGAGAGCAGAGAGGACAGAATTATTACCAAAAAGGTAATAAGACTTTTGAAAAAGAATCGTATCAAGGCATATAATTGTACCGTGAATAACGGAACAAGCCAGACGGATGTACTCAGAAAGATTTGTGACAAGTGCAATTCAAAGACGAGAGATATTGATATCTCAATTCATTTCAACTCAGCAGCTCATCAGAAAGTACAGGATGGAAAAACGACGGGGACTGAGGTGTGGGTAAGAGATACATCTGGTATCAAAGGAGATTTGGGAAAGCGAATATGCAATCAGCTTTCAAAAGTAGGTTTTAAGAACCGCGGTGTAAAGACAACATCTGGATTGTGGGTCTTAAATAAGACAACAAAGCCGGCACTTCTTATTGAGGTGTGTTTTGTATCTGACCCTGACGATGCAAAACTCTACAAAGCTAACAGGGACAAAGTTGCAAAAGCTATCGTACAGGCAATTCTCAATTATAATAAAGTCCACTAAAAGACAGTTCTTTAATAAAAACAGAGTAGAGTGTACTTTTCCAGTATGCCCTACTCTATTCTATACTATTCTTTTCTAATCTTATCTTAATCTATACTATACTAATTAATCTATACTACTTATGCGACCAAAAAGTAACCAAGTGACAACCAGTTTGTAACCAAGACTATTGACAGATTATCGGAAACGGATTATTATATACATAAAGAAAGAGCGACTGCCCACAAGGTGTGGTTTAGCTCTCCCTAGATAATTGTTGATGAATCAACCTATCCGAGACCGGCTAAAGTACAAGGATAGGTTGATTTTTATTTATGCTTTTTGTCCCTGTCTATATAGGACAGCAATGCAATTAAAAATGTACCACCAAGAAACAATAATGTTAAAACTTCGTATGTACTCATTGCATCACCTCCCTTCGGAAAGGGAGACTAACCGCACCCTGAACACAATCGCTCATAAAGTATAGTATCATATACAGATTATAATTTCAATATTCGACATTTTTTCAAATAAAAAATAGAGGGGATGTTCGCCCTCTATCTTTGTGTTTCTTCTTTGGACTTTTTGTGTATAAGCAAAGTTGGTTCAAAGTAAATTTCATAACAATCATAAGATACAGATATACCATATTTCTGCCGGTAACATTCAAGGGCATCATGGAAAAATTCTTCTGTCACTCCGAGACATTCTGCCATTTCATATTTATTTCGGCATCGTTCCTCAAAACATTTCACTAATCCTGAAAGTCCGATTTGTTTATTGTATGCCCAAAGCCTAGCAGTTCGTTCCTGTTTTCTGTTGGAAACATCTGTCTGATCAAGAATGTTTCCAACGGTAGTATGATAATGTCCAAGTTCTTCAGCAAGAACGCAGGCTTTTTGTGTTTTGTTCATTTTTGTATTTATAAGTACAAAATTTCCTATAATTCTTCCATCGTAGCATTCCATCGGCATTTCTGCTACTAATATGTTCTCTTTTTCACATTCTAATGTTAATTCGTCGTAGTTCAATCAATCACTCCTATTGCAAACTAAGATTCTGTATCAGATATCATAGCATTGCGTTTCGCAATTTCTTTTTGCATTTGTTCTTGTATTTGCTGTTCTTCAGTTTGCTTTGCCTCATCGGAAATATTTTTCTTTTCGTGGGCAGCATTTGTTTTTTTATTGTCCATTAACGGTACGATGTTGTGCTGAGAATATTCAACAGAGCGTTCCCACTCTTTTTGCAATGTGAAATCGACCATTTCTCTGCCATGAGCATCGAGTAATCTGTATTTATTCAATAAATCTTGTTCGCCATATTTGAGAATAAATTTGGAATCTGGATAAACACCATAAATATCGTTGATTGAAACATTAAGTACTTCGCATACTTCAAACAAAATATCTATTGTGGGGCAATTTGCTCCTGTTTCCCAATTAGAAATTCGGGACGGAACAATGCCCAATTTATTGGCTAATTCTTTTTGACTTAAACCAGCTTTTTCTCTGTATTTTCCTATATTTTTTGAAATATTTTTTTTGATTGTATCGTCGCTCATAAAGTACCTCCTTTGTTTTTTTTAATAGTAGCACAGTTATTTTGAAAATACAACAAAAAAATCAGAAAATCTGAAAAATATATTGACAAAACAGAAAAACTGTAATATAATACAAGAAATCAGAAAAACTGATTTAGAAAGGAGGAAAACAGAAATGAAAGGTAGCGACATTAAAAGATATTTAGAAGCAAATGGAATAAAACAGACATTTGTTGCTAAGAGAACGGGAATATCAGAACCAATATTAAGTATGATGCTTAATGATAATAGGAAAAGGCAGCAAGTGGACAGAATGGAAATCAGAGTTCATCTGCACCAACAAGACCAGAACCTGCTTCAGCAGACAGTAATGGGTTTATGAATATTCCAGATAGTATTGATGAAGAATTACCATTTAAGGCATGACCGTAAAGTCACAAAACTATTAAATTATATCAAAGTGCTTTGAAATAGTAACTATAAATAAAGCAACAGAAAGGATTACATATGGAAATAAGTTTACATGATGTAGCGGGCGGAGCATTGCAGGAAAAAGTCAATCAGGCTTTTGAGCAGGTCATGAAGAATATGCAGGATCCAAATACTCCGTGGAAGAATAAAAGAAAGATAAATCTTACGCTTACATTTATACAGAATGAAGATAGGACAGATTGTACCTGTGATATTTCGGTAGACACAAAGTTGGCAGCAGTTAAGCCGGTCAGTACAAAGTTTTGTACGGAGAAAGATGTATCTACTGGTGAGATTTTTGCACAGGAATATGGTCCGGGCATTAGGGGGCAGATGTCATTTAAAGATGTAGAGCAGAACACAGAAGATAAGACGGTTGAGGTAGATGGAAATATTGTTGATACAGAAACCGGAGAAGTTGTGAAAGATAGTGTGATAGATTTAAGAGCCGCAAAACAGGCGTAAAGAAAGGTAGGTAAATATGATTAAAGAAGCATTACAGTATATCGTTGGGTTAAGTGAGCCAAAAATAAAGGAGGTAGATGGGGAAAAATATTCGGACAAGCCATTACATCGTATCTGTCATAATCCAAAGGCAACAGTAATTGAACTGACAACTCTTTGTAGTTTGGTTGATTACATCAAATCAAAGTCTGATACTATGGAAGAAAAAATGATTGTCCATGTAGTAAGTCCTACCAAGGTAAAACTTTATTCTAATTTGGATTTGGACAGGGTTCGCGAATATATGGTAGAGGTTAATGCGGAGCTTCCACAGTTTCCGTTCAACAGATTTGTTGACCATGAAAACTTTATCGTTGGTGTGCAGTCAAAGTTTATTCCAAATAATGACTCAGAGCTGCTTTTGAAGTTTGCAGGAACAGTAGAGGGTGGAACGATTGCTGACTACGGAGATGATGGAGTATCGCAGAAAGCTACAGTTAAGACAGGACTTGCATCTAAGAGTGATGCAATAATTCCAAGTCCGGTTACTTTAAAGCCATATCGAACCTTTACAGAGGTGGAGCAGCCTGAAAGTCAGTTTGTTTTCCGTATGAAAGAGTATAAAAATGAGGGCGTACAGTGTGCTTTATTTGAAGCTGATGGAGGTGCATGGAGACTTAATGCGATGGCAAATATCAAAGAGTATTTGGAGCATGAGCTGAGTGACTTAGAGCAGTTTACTGTGATTGCATAAGATTTGCATTATTTTATAAAAGGGGCAGTCCGATGGCTGCCCTGTGATAAGGAGTATTTGATGATTATCTTGGAGGATATGGGACAGAAAGAGGAAAAACACACGGCTAAAAATCAATGGTTTTATGAAAATGGTATTGATGTTATGCGTGTACCGCTTCCTGTCGGAGATTATATCATTGCAAATGATAAAGCTATGAATGTGTTGGAACGCAAGGAAAAACGAAATGTTAGACCAAAGAAGATGGATTTTCTTGGTACATACTCTGTAGCAGTAGACACAAAAGAGAATATAGGTGAGATAGTCAATAATATTTGTGGTAAATCACATGACAGATTTCGTGACGAATGTGTATTAGCACAGAACAACGGAGTGCAGTTATATATTCTTGTGGAGAATGAAGATGGAGTAACCTGCATTGATGATTTATCAAAATGGGAAAATCCTAGATTATATCGTTACAATAAGATTAAATTTATGCACAATCTTGGAAAATGGCAGCATATAGCATTGCCAAAAAGACCACCAACAAAAGGTGAAACACTCGCAAAAGCAATGGTTACTATGGAAAAGGAATATGGAGTACGCTTTATGTTCTGCCATCCTGATGAAGCGGGGGCTACAGTTGTTGAATTATTGAAAGGAATCAAAGATGACGGATGAACAAAGAAAGCTAGTAGAAGATAATCACTCGCTTATATATCTTGTTATTAACAACATGGGGTTATCTGTAGAAGATAATTATGATATAGCAGCTATTGGATTGTGTAATGCTGCTATAGGATATGATTCAAGGAAATATACATTTTCCACATTTGCTTACAAGTGCATAAAGAATGAGATAATGAAAGATTTTGCAGCGAAGAAAAGGCAGAAACGAATATTAGATAGTAATCTTATAAGTTATGATGCACCATTACGATTAAAGCACGATGATGGAGAGGAAATTACTCTTTTGGAACAGATAAAGTCAGCAGAATCTGTTGAGAGTGAAGCTATAAGCAGGATAATGTATGCAGAAGTTGTACAGGAATTAGGAAAAACAGATGGAAAAGTGTTGAAATTCTTTGAAATTGGTCTTAAGCAACGGGAAATCGCTGAAATAATGGGTGTGACCCAGGCGAATGTTTCCAGAGTAAAAAGGCGGGTAGAAAAGATGTTATGTTGTGATTGATTGGAGGGACATTATGGCAAAACAGCAGTTAATCAATAGGACAAAATATAAGGATATTAAACGATATGATCATAATCAGATGGAACAGTTTGCACGCTCATTGTATGAAAGCGGACTTAAGGACGGGGCGGCACAGGCGATAGCAAAGACAGAATCCAGTAAAAAGCAGATGGATTTTGATTTGCTCACAGAAAAGTTACTTTTAATTAAAGGTATTGGAGCTGTTAAGGCAGAGCAGATTGTAAGTGTTGTGAAAGAAGTCATGGAAAATGAGTAACAGGCGAGGCCAATATGATAGATGAAAAGAAAATGATTAAAAAGTTAAAAAAATCGGATTGATATTTTTGTAAAAGAGCATCCTGATAAACAGGATGGTTTGGGCGTACAGATTATCAAAGAATTTATACATATGTTGCAGCTTGAAGCTAAAGAACAGGCAAAAAGAAAGGAATAACGAGTACCCGGTAAACCGGGTTGAATGTGTAGGTGAGTAAGCACTGGCAAAAAAGGATTTGAGTAGTTGTAGTTAAGGGTTGTAAAGCATATAAAAAGCACCTAATTTGTTAGGTGCAGTACATTCGTAGCGGGACTCGAACCCGCACATCATTAAGATAATAGTTTGGCAAACTATCGCGTCTACCAATTCCGCCATACGCTCATATGAGATGTACATAAAGTACTATTATTTTATACCATAAAAATAAAAAAATGTAAAGATATTATAAATAGAAAGGAGTCGGAACTCTGGCCAGAGTGAAGATGCATCGGTTCCTTTAAAAGACATGAGAGCAGTATTAAAATATCCAGGAAGTAAATGGAATATAGCGTCACAGTTGGTGGAAATGATACCGGAACATCACAGCTATGTAGAATCGTTTTTCGGAAGTGGAGCAGTTTTATTCAATAAGCCAGTATCTGATATTGAGACAATCAATGATTTAGCACATGATGTTGTGAATCTTTTTAGGTGTATACAAGAGGATGCAGCTCGATTAGCTACAATGGTAATTACTACACCTTTTAGCCGTGAAAAATATGAAGATACATATAAGTTAGATATATGGGAAGTAATGATGCCCGATGAACCATATCATAAGGCATTGAGATTTCTAATTCAGTGTTGGCAGGGACACGGATTTCGCACCAATGACAGTAAGGTTGGCTGGAAAAATGATGTGCAGGGCAGGGAAAGAGCCTATGCGTTATGGAATTGGTATCGATTACCAGAGTGGATTATTGACATAGCGGAGAGACTTCGTAGGGTACAGATTGAAAATCGTCCAGCATTGGAAGTTATTAAGAGATTTGATTATGAAAATGTATTTATGTACTTAGACCCGCCATATTTATTGAATACTAGGGCAGGGAAGCAATATAAGCATGAAATGTCAGATACAGAACATGAGGAATTGTTAAAAGCAATAGTAAACAGTAAAGCAAAAATTATGATTTCAGGATATGAATCAGACTTATATAACGAATATCTTAAGAAATGGCATAAAGCAACATTTAATAGCTGTGCAGAACATGGCAAAAAAAGAATTGAAGTCGTGTGGATGAATTATCAAAAGGGACAGATGACTTTAAAGGATTATGTTACAAGGGGGCAATTATGATTAACGGAGAATTGATAGTTGACAATTTCGCTGGCGGTGGTGGTGCCAGTACCGGTATTGAAATTGCCATGGGAAAAAGTGTTGACATTGCAATCAATCATGACATAGAAGCAATTCGGATGCATAAAGCAAATCATCCGCATACAAAACATTATTGTGAAAATGTATGGGAAGTTGACCCTGTCAAAGCTTGCGAAGGACATCCTGTCGGACTTGCATGGTTTTCGCCTGATTGTAAACATTTTTCAAAAGCAAAGGGTGGTAAACCTGTAGAAAAGAATATCCGTGGTCTTGCATGGGTAGTCTTGAAATGGGCAGCTCTTGTAAGACCTAGAGTTATTATGCTAGAGAATGTAGAAGAATTTCAGACATGGGGGCCATGTGTTCCTATTCGTGATAAAAAGACTGGGCGTGTGATTGTAAAAACAACAGAAAAACATGAAAAAAACAGGATTGCTGAGCCGGGAGAAGTCGTACCGGTCAATATGCAGATATTTAAGCCTGACCCTAAAAGAAAGGGTCAGACATACAGAAGATGGAGAAAGCAACTTGAAGCACTCGGATATGAAATTGATACAAGAGAACTTGTTGCGGCAGATTATGGAGCACCGACTATGAGAAAACGCTTTTTTATGATTGCAAGATGTGACGGTAGACCTATAATATGGCCAGAGCCAACACATGCTCAGAGGAATAGTGAAAAAGTAAAAGCCGGATTGTTAAAACCATATGTAGGTGCATATACACAGCTTGATTTTTCTTTACCTTGTCCGTCTATATTCGATACTTCGGAGGAAATAAAGAAGAAATATGGACTTCGAGCGGTACGACCACTGGCATCTAAAACAATGGAACGCATAGCAAGGGGACTAAAAAAATTTGTAATTGATAATCAAGAACC